TTTGGGCCTCCTTGACGATCAGTTTGGGGCAACGGAAAGTTGTAGATAAGGGGAGTCGGACAGTATTAAATTCTTTAGCAATCAATTCCATTGCATTGTGGTCAGCACCAGTATACGCATTAATTGACTGGTGACTATCTCCAACAGCAATTAACCGACCATTAGGGGCAAGCATCATTTTGATGAGTTTGCGCCTCACAGGGTTAGTATCTTGGGCTTCATCCAGAAGGACCCAGTCGTATTGCTTAGATTTTAACCCCAAGAGAACCGGTCCGTATACCATGTCATCGAAGTCAATTATTTTTGAGATGGTTCTATTACTTTCTTTTAGGACGGCGCGAGCTTCTTTGATTCCGTCACTTAATGACGCAAACTTAGGGAGAGCCAAATCTAGAGAAAAATGATCAACCATGTGGTTCCAAGCCAGGTTATCATCGATATTTGAAAAAATACCAATTCCGATTTGTTTGGCTTTTGATGCGGTATTTATGGCAAACGTTCGTAGGTAAGGATTTTTGACAACAGAGTCTGCAATTTTTTTGAGTTTTTTGTACCCGTCTAGTTCTACCTTTGGGTAAGCAGAGCGTAAAATTTTATATCCAAAACTATGAACGGTGCCAATATTGAGTCGGTCCCCAATTTGCATCGGACTAGATCTTTCTTCAAGTTCTTTGACAATGGCTTTGTTGTAGGCGCAAAAACCTATATCACCCTTAGTTCGTGGTAGAACTCCAAGTAGGACTTTAGTTTTTCCTGACCCTGCCACAGCTTCAACAAGTGCTGATCCCTCACCTTTGACGGCCCACTCTGCTACTGCGTACTGTTCGGGTGATGGGGTGGGTCCTTGATTGGTAGTTGATTCGGTCATTTTTTTAAGTGGGGGCTTTCTTTAATTTCATTTGCTCTCCAAATAGAGAGATTTATTGCCAGTATGCCTAAAGTTGATAGAATGGATGCCAGAAGAATAGTAAGTGAGAACATTGTTTTTATTGCAAGGCAATATCCCAGTGGGAGTCTCCTGAAAGATCTACCCATGTGCAGTATTTGCCGTTAGCTGAAACGAAGAATACTTTGGTTCCTTTTCGCTGTTCGATGCTAATCTCTGGGTCTCCACCCATTGAGTTTATTAAGCGGTTCCTGGCTTTGTTTGAAAGGGGTACTACGCGGGCCATTGTCTTAGGTCGTTCTTCAGCCATTATAGCAGATTCTAGGGGCAGAGTCAACGTGCCCAAAGGCTAACCACTTTAGTTAAAACTAGGCTCTAGCAACAATGCTAGCATTTCCTGAATGGTTTTATAGATGGGGTCTTCAGCAGTGAAAGAAAATTTTTGAGTTGCCTTATTGTCAATCCATTCTCTTAACCCGGTCCCAAATTCTGTTGATCTCGCATACCAATCGCATACCATCTCGGCAACGTAAACTTTCGGCATGTCATGGATGCTACCCCAGTATTCTGGGTGGTGGGGGTTTACGGATTGGTGGTGTCTGACGACCTCAATAAGTAAAGGGTCTGAATGAAAAAGGTGGGCAAACTCAATACCTTTGAATTTAGAATTATCATGGATTTGGCCATTGGCGATTAAATTGCGGCCAAGCTCGATTTCCCCACGCTTCATTAGTTTGAGCCCTAACTTATAGCAGCCCCTCTGGACATTCTGAATGTGGTTAAAGACAAGTTCAATCTTGTCGATGGCTTCAGTTTCAATTGACATTGCTTTATGATGGGACCTTATTGTTACCCTGATATAGTGGAAACTATTGGGGGTCGTTGGCCTCTAGGAGATATTCTGACCTGATTAAATGCTCGTCCACTTCATAGCAGGAAGAGATAGTAATTTTGTCGTGGGGTCCGTCAAGACGGAACTCCTCTTGTGCTGCAACCATTAAAGCATTTTCAAAGGAGTCTAAACAATCCAAATTCCCGCAAACCCCGGTATTTGTCCTGAGGCACTGGATTTCGACAGTAGCCCCGTAACGTTTGATTCTCGATGCTTCGACTGAAGCAATGTCAGCTTTTAGTTTCCGAATTTGGAGGTCGGTTAGTTGGGTTAGGTCAATCAGTTCCACCGGGTTTTCACTTTTTTGTGTAATTGTCATTTTTCGTGTAATTGGTTTTAAGGTTTACCCCTTGAATGAGGAACATGACAGTAAAGCAACTAGTCATAAACCACCTGAAAAAATCTGTGGAGTGCCCCATTTTCAACGCTTGTGAGTATGTCCCTAGAAGAAAGCAACCCGTGCCGTAAAACAACAAACTTAAGATACTAGGCATAGCGTCAATTTGGATTATTTAAGGGCAAAATGTAAATCATCGGGTCCATACCCTCAAGTCAACAATTTCATACCAATCATATTCCCGATTGGGGTCTTTGCTATCGTTAATGGTATAACATATTTTATTGCTTTTTAGTTGACCCCTCATTTTACCTGAGTTGAAGAATGTCAGATAGTCAATATAATTGATTTTTTCTCGGGCTTCTGCCACTGATTCGTAGCACTTTATCCAATCCCCATCTCCGGCTGACGGGTAAAGGTTGTCCCCAGCAATCAGCAAATAGGGCCTATTCATAGTAGCACCAGATCTTCAGGGCAACAAGATTGCGATGTGGTCCCTTCCCAGCCCAGCCTCGATACTGCTTTGTCAAACTTTACAAATACGTTTTTGCCATTATTCGATGATACGGTGCCATGTTCAACATCTGGGTGGTTGATTTCCCCATGGGCGTGCCCTGGAATATAAGCCACTCTGATTCCGGGTGTTGCAAGTTTGATGTCAATCATTGGTCTTTAGTGTTATTTAATTCGATTCCCAATGATAGGACTCTTAGGGCAATTTCTTCGGCCTTGAGGGCCATTTCTTCAGCCCTAAGGGACATGCGTTCGGCTTTGTTAACCATCTCTTCAGCCTTAAGAGCCATTGCCTCGGCTTTGAGCGCCATCTCTTCGGCATTAAGGGCTTGTGTGCGTTTGTTTATGGGGGGCAATGGTTGCCTCATCCACAATGGTAGAAATGCTGGGCTCCACATGAGTTTTAAGGTAAATTACGATTAGTTTGAACCTAGGACAAATCGAGCGAATCGTTTCACAACGATGTTTTCGCCTACAGTAGCGGCAAAGTTTTTGACGTAAGTCTCGATAGTCATTGTGCTGTCCTTAATGTAAGGTTGATCCATCAGGGATAGCTCCTTGAAGCGCTTGGCTACACGACCTTCAACGATTTTACCACGCATTGCCTCTGGTTTTTTCGCGAGGTCTTCTTTGCCCATTTCGATACGTGTCTCTTCCAGCAGGACTGATTCTGGAATTTCTGGAATGGAGACGTAATTAACGGATGGGCAAGCTGCGATTTGCATGGCCAGACTTCTAACAAAATCCTGAAAAGCCTCGGACTTGGCCACAAAATCAGTTTCGCAATTCACTTCAATGAGTACACCAATCTTGCCACCAGTATGGATATAGCTAGAGATGGTCCCTTCTTTGGCGCTTCTCCCAGTCTTACCATCAGCCAAGGTAATACCTTTTTGGCGCAGCCAAGTGATTGCTCCTGCCTCGTCGCCATGGGAGTTAATTAGTGCCTCCTTACAAAGCATCATTCCTGCCCCGGTTTTTTCACGGAGTGCTTTGATTTGGGGAATTGTAGGTTGTAGTGATGTCATTTTGATTTGATGGTTGTTTGTGTTTTAGTTACGGATTTCCTAGTGCTAGGTCGAGGTTTGGGTAGTTTTTTATCTGGTACCGATGCAAAAATCCAGTAGGCATTGGAAATCCAAGCGTGGTTTTCATCGTCATCAAATAAAATGGAGTCACCTTGTTTCATCTCGATGAACTTACCTTGGAAAAATTCCCCATCCCGGTGGTGATACTGAGGAATGTTTGGGTGAAATTCATCCATATCTTCTTCAGGGCAAAAACTACCCAAAAAAGTCAAAATGCTAAGGCCGTTAACACCATCTTTATGGGGTCCTATTGAACCTCGACCGAAGAGGAGAGCAGGCTTTTCGGCCTTCCAGCATGGGCTCCGAATCTCGTATTGACTCCCTAAAGAGTTTAATTGCGAGAGAGTGTTTTCAAAAGTTGCAGTGACCCAGTCATGTGAACTACAAACATCGACATTTCCAAAGTTCCAATTATCGACTGATTTGCCTATGTATCCTACCAATTCCTTGAACTGTTTTGGGGTTATGTGCGTAGATCCCGGAATTTCAATTGCAGTCTTCATTTGCGTTTATTGTGGTTTGAGAATGATGCCAATGCCATGTTCAGTGGCTACATGCTCGTAACTCCGGAGATCCACTGGTTCTACGGTGTCCTCCTTGAAGATTACCTTTACGTCTTTCAGAAACCTAAGGACAGTTTTGGCCCTACTGATAGTTGCATTGGCCCGTCTAACTGCCTTTCTGGCCCCGTAATGGTAAAGAACACGTTCACACTCTTCCAGGCTAAAGAGCATGTCAATGAACAAGGAATGGATATCCTCTGGGGTAATTGGTTGTTTGGAGTTTTCAGGCACGGGGTTGGTTTCAGTCATGGTTGCAGTATAGCATGTCGGGCTCGAAAAGTCAACGAGGGTCGCACCCTGGTGGCACTATGGCAGTGGGTCCATCATGGGTAGTGATACTGCCAATAATTTCACCCCATTTACCATTTGGAATTTGAATAAGACCAGTGCCTTTGGTCGCATTATTAAGATAAATGTCCCCCACAATGACCAAATCATCACCAATCAAAACCTTGAGAATTGGCCCACGAATAGTTCGACAAAAATCACGCCATGCAGCGCGAGGGAGATCGGTTAGTTTATTACCTTCCCATTTCCATTCAGCGAGGATATGTGGCGTAGTGAACCAGCGCCAGA